GCGACTTCGGTGACTTGATAAATTTGCAGCGTGGAGTCGAGGCCGACAATCTCAGCGTCATCGTCGCGAGGATAGGATGGAAGGAAGGTCTGCGTGACGGTGTTGTAGAGTCGTTTCATGGAGGTTATTTGATCGCGACAAGAATACCCACTGCGTCAAAGGTGCTGGAGGCTGCCGTCCATGTTCGATTCGAGTTATCGGCAGATAGTAGCTCCGCAAGTCCACAGCGGAAGAACGTTCCAGAGCTGTTCAGCCGCGTGGTCGTTCCGGTTGGTTGTGTCAAAGCAATTGCCGAATCGCGGTCATGGATAAAAGTTAGCAAAAGTGATCCAGTAGTTGAGGATATTCCTGTGAATGTCATGCTGGTTCCAGATTTTTGCTCGTAGCTGCCATTTGCATTGATTGTCGAGGCGTTACGATATGCGACCATGTAACCAATGCGAATACCGCTTCCAAATGAGTAATTGGCGGGTTCGGACGAGGCTACACGGTAAAATGCTGCCGTCCCATATCCCAATACCGACCATGTGTAAATTGATCCAATTCTCGTCCAACCTGATGGCGTTGTGATTAAACCGGGATTTGTATTGGTGATGAAAGAGACTAATAAATCGCCATTAGCTGTGCCACTTGGAACAGCAACGTTGGCGTCGTTTGCAATAGCGGATACACCTACAAAGGTTGGAACGGCTCCGCCCGACGCAAATTGATATGAATTTACGAGGTTCATGCGCGAGTTCCGATAATGGTTACCTTCAACCCAGCGCCAGCGATGGTGCTGCCGATCTGGTCGATGTCGATAGTGATCTCTGAATCGTCCGCCAATGCTGAGTCTGAGATTACTGCTGGAACGGCTGCTGTGGTGCTGGTTTTTTCTGTGGCGTCGATGGAGAGCTTGGTGCTCAGGATGGAGGTTCCGTTTTCGTTGATGTCCACGATCAACGTTGATCCCGTGGGCGCAGTGCCAACACTCGCACGCACAGACGTAACCGTCATCGCGCAGGGCATGCGGAAGGTTAGCTTGGCGGTGCCTGCGGTGAGTGCGGTGGCTTCGTCTGACACCGCCGTTGAATACTCAAATGGCATGCCTACAAAGCTCCCACCTGCGCGATAAATGAGATTGCCTTCGATGGTCAAATTGCCAGCCGAGCTACGGGCCAGGGTCGTGTCAGAGGCGTGACCAATATCCAGACTTCCGACGCCCAGCGCAGTGGAGGTTGAAGCTGTGATTCCAGCGACGGGTAAACCGGTGCAATTCGTGAGCGTGCCGCTGGATGGAGTTCCCAGCACTTGACCGTTGATTACTGACGCACCAGGCGTGCCCAAATTAACTGCAAGCGCGGTCGCGACTCCTGTGCCGAGTCCGGTGATGCTGCCGACGGCAGGGGTGATCGTGGCAGCACTTGCCGCAGTCACCAGTCCCTTAGCATTGATGGTGAGAGCCACAGCCGTCGTCGAGCTACCGAAACTGCCAGCGTTTGCATTGACCGTCGCCAGCGTTAGCACTGTCGCACCTGTGGCATCGCCCGTGTGAGTGGCATTACTGACGAGTCCAGAGTAATTGCTATTGACCGCATTGTCTCCTGTGTTGGTGCCAGACAGATTAGCAACTGCTCCATTGGCGAGCATCGCGTTGCTGATCGCTCCATTGGCAATTGAGGTGGCATTGCCTAAACTCGTGACCGGGCCGGTCAAATTCGCGTTTGTGGTGACGGTGGCGGCGTTGCCAGTGATGTTGGTTTGATCGCCCGTGTTGGTGCCGCTGTGGGTGCCGCCTGCGAGCGTTGTGCTCGACGTGATCGCGAGTGTTTGTCCGGCTGTCTGCGCGACATCCGCAAATTGGTCCAGCGAGTTGGCGACGAGTGCATCCCCGCCGCCGCTAATGGTCTGCCAGGTGCCGTCGCCGCGCAGGAATTTTGCCGTGATGCTGGATCCGGTGCCGAGGTAGGCAGGGGCGATGATACTGCCCTGCCAGACGCCTGACGCGAGAGTCCCCACACCGGTGATCGCGGAGAGGTTGCCGCTGGTGATGACGGTGCCCGTGGCGTCTGGTAAATAAATTGACCGGTGTTCTGTTAGTGTGCCGCCAGCCGGGTAAAAAGTGACCGAGAAACCACTGTTAATAAAGTTGTTCCAATAAATTCCGTTTTCACTAAGCCTTACAAATTGAGTTGGAAGAGATGGTGTGAAAACATCTAGCAGGGAAGCCTTCAATTCTCCGCTTGTTCCAAATTTGACGATTTTGCCGCCGTCTCCAGTCTGGCCGCCAGTGCTGAATTCAGTGTAGCTAAAAGTGCCGCTTCCATTGTTCGTGAGCGCACCAAAAGCGTGGCTTAGTGATGCAATGGAAGTGAGATCAGCATCGTAAGCCTGGACGTTGGTGCCAATGACAAGTCCGAGCGAGGTGGCGCTTTGATCGCCGGTATTGGTGCCGCTCAGTGTTCCGGTGGCTCCATCGGCGATGGTGATGCCGCTGGTCTGCACCATTTTGCCCCCGGCTCCGTCGAATCGCACAATGGCGTTGTCTGACGCACTAGCAGGACCGACGACATCGCCGCTGCCGCCGCCGCCAGTGGCGGAGAGGGTGCCTGCGGTGAGTGTGAGGCCACTGCCGACGGTGATCTCCTCGATGGCACCGCTGCTGGCGGTGCTGCGCCCCAGGAGCCGCGCGGTGCTCATGGTGAGGCCGCTGCCGGTGATAGCGCCTTTGATGGCATAGAGCGCATTGAGCAGGGTCTTGAGCGCACTGTAGGCCAGGGTCTTGAGCACGCCGGAGGCGGTGATGGGCAGCTTGTCGGCATCGGCGAGGATCGTGATCGCGTCAGCGCCAGAGATGGCCGTGCCGACGTTGCCTGCATCGGTCACGTCAGCCAGGGCCTCGATGCCATCGAGCTTGGTGATCTGCGCTGCGGTGGCGAGGCCGGGTTGCGATGCGGTGGCAGCCTGAATGGCGTCCGCACCACCGGTGAGGTGGGTGCTGGCATGCGCGGTCGGGGTGCGGGCATTGGTCATGCGTGCGTCATCGCCTGCGGCCAAGGTGCCTGCGGTGGTGCCGGTGTTTTTGTAGGCGGCATCACCGAGCGCGGCGCTGCCTTGCTTGAGCAGCTTGCCAGTGGTGCCATTAAACAGCGCGGGACGTGAGTCCACGCTGGAGGCTGGGCCGACGACGTCACCACTGCCTGCGCCACCGGCGACGGTCAATTCACGCTCCACGTCGTCGTGAGAAAAGCCGTTGGCGACGGGAGCGCGGAGCTTGAGCCATTCCCAGCTTGAGTCGGTATTGGCCTCAGGTGCGGGATCTTCGGGTCGCGTGTAGGAGGTTTCGAAAAAGATCGGGAAGGCGATGCGCTCCAGGTTGCCATTGAGTTCATACTCGACCTCGCAGCGTAGCTCGACGGGCTGCGTGGGATCGCCCGTGGCATCCATGAGGGCACGCAGCGTGGTGCTGTCGGCGCTGGCCCACTCAAACACATACTGAGAGGTGGCTCCGGTGCCGGTGCGCACAGCGGTGGTGTCGATGAGTGAGGGCGCACCTGTGGGCGCGAGCTTGGGCTTAATGACGCAGGTGGGCGTGTCTGCATCCACCGCGATGACGCCGTCTGCGCCGAAGAATTTGATGATGAGTTTGAGGTGCGCGAGCAGCTTGGCGTGGACACTGGGCTGGGCGGTGCCAGTGATGGAGGCACGCGCCACCTTCTTGACGGTGTCGAGGTAAATCGTGGAGGTCACGCGAGGGGTCGCGTGTCAATTTACAGGACGGTGATCTCGACTTCGGTGATGGCGTCTTGCTCATTTTGAGCGGCTGGCAGTTCGTCATCATACCAGTCGCTGGAGTTGTTAGCAGGCACGGTGAGGGTGCGTGTGGTGCCGCCTTGCTTCCATTGAATTCGGAGATTCTTGTCACTGTCATTCGTCCAGCGGTAACGGTTGGAGTAGGCAGCAAAACTGGTTTTGACGTTGCCGGTAATGCCGGTTTGCCAGTAGCCGAGAGTTTGAGTGATGTTAGTCGGCGGCGTGTCCTTGGCTGCCCAAGTGCGAAAGACTCTAGTGAGGTTTTCCTCTTCTCTGCGACAGGTGCCAGCGGTGATGTTGCTGGTGATGTCCACCACTTCACCGTCTTCGGTTTGACTGACTTTGAAGGTGTTGGATGTGTTATTTCGCACGTAGTAGGCGGTTCCTAAAAACGAGCCGTTGGCCACAAGCCCTTCGCCCCCGATGAGCCAGGGGAATATGATGCGCTCGCCGTTGTTCAGACCGTGAGAGTTTGCAGTGATGATGTCGCTTTCTGCGTCGGCAGTGATGGCGAAGGCCACGCCAGGATCGGGATCGCCAATGACTTCTAAGTTACTAAGTGCGAGCGGGCGGAGGGCGGATTGCGAGAGACCCCCGGTGTATTCGGGCGCTTCGACCTCTTCGAGGTAGCCATAATCTTTGTCCGGCTCGCGGTCGTTGCTGTTGACGCTGCCAGGGCAGTCGAACATTGGAGTGGACGGCGTGTAAACGTGCGGTCCGGTCTCCGATTGGGTGGTCGTGTAAATGATTTCTCCTTCGGACCATTTTTCAGTGGTCGAGACGCTGCTGTAGGGGTTGCCATCGTCATCAAAAATGCTCGAGCAATAAAAAGCGTAGGCTTGTTGGGGCTGCGTTTCGAGCCGCAGGATGAGGTTCCGTGGTGGTGGGGGTTTTAGCGCAAAGACGAGCTTGTCACCACCGCTGCTGCGGGCGACACCACCCAGTTCCAGGCTGGTTTGCAAAGCGGACGCAAGACGCTCGATAAAGCTCTGCAAGGCTCGGCACCAGCCGACATGCGAGGTGGGCCAGCGGGGGGTGCTCGCGTCCTTTTTGCTAGCGGTGCTGCGGGCACCGGCACCCGTGAACTCGTTGCCGACTTCGAGCGCGGGCTGCTCGCCACTTTGGCCACGGGTGGTGCCGAAAACTTCGATCTGCACACCGGCGGCGGCGGCGAGTTTTTCGGTATGGGCTTGCACGGCCATTTTCCACGGCACGAGGCCAGAGGGCCAGCTTGGGGCTTCCTGCGCTGGGGTCTGTGCAGTGGCAGTGCCGCTGGGGGTGGTGCCGAGGTCCAGCATGAGATCCTCGCCACTCTGTGAGCGGGTGGCCCCTTGGACTTCGATCTGCACCTTGGCGGCTGTGGAGAGCTTTTCGAGAAAGGACTGCACCGCAGTGCGCCAGGGCACGAGGCCGGAGGGCCAGCGTGGTGGGCGAAGGCGGCGGGTTTCTTGCCTCATGCTTGCGCCGGGGTGAGTGCGTCAGGAGTGTCGAGCTCCAGCGTGAAAAAAACGACGTCCATGATCACATGCTTGTCGTCGCTGGCGATGCTCACGGACTTAGGGTCACGGAGACCAGGGGTGTTCAGGGGCCATTGTTTAAGCCAGGCTTCAGTGACTGCTTTGCCGTTGCTCGCCAAGGCTTTGACGTGCTCGGGATCGGTCCCGGTGACACGCATGCCGAGGCGGACTGTGAGCGGGCGATCTTTGATCGTCTGGTGTTTGATGATGGGGCTTTTGCCTTCTTCCAGCAGCGGTGAGAGTAGGTGTGCGGCGAAGGAGCGGAGTTCGATTTCGAGTGTGGCGGGAGTCATGGGAAGAGTGAGTGGTGAGGTGTGAGGTTAGCGGAACATGACTGGCCAGATGTAGCGGTAAACGACTTGATAGACCATGGCGGAGATTTTGTTGTTGAGCGTGGCCTGGTGTGGAGTGCCGACGATGCTCCAGCCGTAAGGGTAGTTCCAGGTGAGGTCCTCGGTGTCGTCAGTGAGGACGATGGTCCGAATCGATGGCGCATTTTCAGGAGTGTCCCTGGATGGCACAGCGTTGGTGGGCAATGTGCCGCTTCCGGTGAGGTAAGTGTCGGTGACGACGATTTCCGGCAGTTGAAAATTGGTGTAGCGGGCATCGTCCCAACCACCGGGTAAGCTCATGGTGATCGGCTCGCTGGCACTGAACTGCTGGCCATTCACGGTGATCATGCGGTGGTAGGGCTTCGCCTCTTCGTAACCGCGATAGACGCAGTCAGCGACCGCCCAGTCATTGTTCTCGTCCTGCACGGTTAGTTCGCACAGGTGCATGTAGGGGTAGCTGGGGTGCGGTGAGCCGAGGGCGAACTCGCCCGCGATGACTTCGCCTGCGGTCATCGTGGTGGTGAAATCCACCGCGCCACCTCCGACGGTGGTGGACACTTGGAAGGTGTTACTTGTGCGGTTGATGACGTAATAGCCAACGCCAAGCGAGCTGGCGGATTGCGCTGTCAGACCCGCACCGCCACTGAGGCGAGCGAAGTAAACGCGTTTGCCATTCGGGAAGCCGTGGGCAGTGCAAGTGATGACGTTGCTGCCAGCATCGCCGGTGCAGGATTTCCAGGCGGCATGCCAGGAGAGGTAGCGCACGGTGCGCTCGTCCCACCCGGCTTCAATGGTGCGGCGTTTGCCACGGCTGAGGGTTTTGGTGGGGTAACTTTGATCGAGTGAGCCTTCGGCGGAGATCTGCCACTCGCGACTGATGCCACTGTCGATTTTATCGAGTGCGATGATGATCATGCCGGGATAGCCAGGCACGACATCGCCGACGGCGAGCGTGGTGGTGCGGTCGGTCTTGTAGGCACCATCGAGCGTGTCAACGCCACGGAAAGCGGTGCGCTCACGAATGGGATGTCGCCAAAGCGGAAGGGTGCCGACGGAGAATGCGGGGTTCATGGCTTGGGTTGATGGTGCGTGGTGGGTGGTTGATGGTTAACTGCCCAGCAGACCACGGGAGAGGAGTTCATTGGTGCGGTCGATCTTGGCGCTTAGGTCGTCTTTGCGGGCGGCATTGACGGTCTGCTGCGTGCGTGCACCGCTGGTGTTGATGCTCATGCTGCCACTGCCGCTGCCGACGTTTTGACGGGCGTAAAATCCGTCGAGACCACCGCCAGGTGTCAGTGAGCCGCGACGCGCTGAGAGTGGGCGGAATGGACCTGCGATGCTGCCGCCGGTGTATGTGTCGGGGGTTTGCACGCCGAGGATTTTGCGGCGTCCGTCGGTGAGGCGGCGGTTTTGTTCGTCGTAACCTTTGTAGGTTTTGGTCTCGCTCATCGGGGCCTCGTCGCGAGGCGTGAATGAGGTCTGAGTGGCGGTGGGGACGCTGGGCAGAGACGGAGTGGCGACCGGGGTCTTTTTCTCGGCTTCTGCTTGTTCGTCCAGCCGCTTCAGTGCGGAGATTTCTTGTTGGATGTCGAGCAGCTTATGCTGATTCTCGATGCTTTCCTTTTCGGTCTGATTGATGTTCGCAGCACTCTCTTCGATTTTTTGCTGTTGCTCCAATAAGCGATCTTCAGCGGCGGCGATTTGCTCTTTGAGTGGCAGTTCAGCTTCGGTGAGTTTGCGTTTCCGGTCATCGAGTCGGGCCTGCTCTTTGCTGACGGGTTTGTTGGCTTCCTCACCTGCTTTGCGGATGGGATCGTCTTCCAAGACGGACTTCGGCAGGTCCATGAGCTTGATCTCTGCTGCGCGTGCCTCAGTGCTGGCGGTGATCTGCTCAGTGCGCATGCGCTCGATCTCGACGCTGTCTTTTTGCGCCTGCATCATTTCGAGGATGCCTTGCGTCTCGGCTTGGTATTTGGCGAGGCCGTCAGCGTCTCCCATGTAACCGATGGCACGCTGCAAATCAGCGGCAATAAAATCGATGGCATCTTTGGTATCGACAAACCATTCCGTGACACCGGAGGCGGTGTTGCCGAGCCATTGACCTGTTTCACGCAACTTGTTGTTGTTGGCATCCAGTAGCACCCCGAGGCGAGACAAACCTTCGGAGCCTTTGCCGACGAAGCCTTCGAGCAGGGCGTTGGCGGCACCGCGTAAGGAGGTGCTGAAGTCGTTCATCTTTTCATCGAGACCGGCCTGCGCTCGCTCGAGCTTGCCGAAGCCTTCGACCAGCGTGGCGACGAAGGTCTCTGCGTCGATGTTCATCTTTTGCAGCGTCTCGGTGTCGGCGGTGCCGAACATGTCCTTCATCACGGCGCGGACCTGCGGCACGCGCTCGGCGATCTGATTGATTTCCTCCGCGCTGACTTTGCCTTTGCTGATGATTTGCGTGAGGGCCAGCACCACGCCATCGAGGTCGGCGGAGGTGCCACCAGCGAGGCTGAGGGCATTGCCCATTTCGATGAGCGCCTTCTTGGAAAGCTCAGCGCTGACACCGACGCTGCGGAGGCGGATGTCCCCCTGCACCGCTTGTTCGAAGTCGAGGCCGGGAAGTTTTGAGGCCTCGCGCAGTTCGTCCATGCGGAATTTGGCCCCCGTGGCGCTGCCTTCCAGCGTGGTCATGCCACGCGTCATGCGGTCGAAGGTGGCGACGACGCGCACACCTTCGCGAGCGAGAGCAGTAACGGCGGCGAGGCCGATGCCGAGGCCGAGGCCCCCGATGGCTGCCTGGGCACCGCGAAAGCTGCGTTCGGTGGTCGAGGCGAAGCCTTTGAGCTTGGTTTCTTGCTGCGCTAGACCGCGATTGAGCGCGGTGCCGTCGTAGCCAAATTTGACTGTTGCGTCGTTTGCCATGGGGGATCGTCAGAGGTTGACGAGGTCCGCGTGTCAAAGCGACCACTGACACATCACGCCGCGAATGTTGGCGGCTTTGAGCTGATAGTAGAGGGCGCGGTGCAGCGGCATGTTTTGGATGGTGGCTTCCTGCCACCCGGTGAGCTGGGCGAGGTCAGAGATGATCTCGCACGTCACGGGTGGCATGGCTAGTTTCCCGAGCCGTCAACGCTGTCACCGGTGGGCAAAACGGAGGCACGGGCACGCGCCACGCATTCCTGCATTTCCTGGGCGAGACGCGACACGGCGGCGATCTCATGGAGGGCGATGTTTTTCAGCACCCAAGCATCATGCATGGCGATTTGCAGTTCGGCACTCATGAGCCGGAGCTGACGGATGGCGGCGGCTTCGAGGTGTGCACAGTAGATGACGCGGGCGGCCTCGGGCGCGAAGTCGCCCATGGTATCATATGAGCCCAATGCGGGCGCATTCATGTGGACGCGGAGTTCGCGGTAATACAGCTCGTTGGAGAGCGTGATGGCGATCTCAACGCCATGCCAGGCGAAGAGGCGATTGAAGTCGGTCTCACGCTGCTCAGCGGTGATGAGTGGCGCGGTGTCGGTGAGGTTCACCGGCGGCGGTGAGGTCGTGGGTGCGGGGTCGGTGGGGATGTGCATGGGGGTGGGTGTTAGAGGGGAGAGGGGAGAGGTGAGATGTGAGAGGTGATCGTTGCGTTAGCCGCTTCGAGTTTGGAGAGGCGGGCTTCGAGGCTTTGATCTGGGATGACGCGCACTTTTTTGCAGCGGTCGAAGAAGCTCATAAAAGAGGCGGCGAGGCTTTGGTGGCCTGCACTGAGACCGGCTTCAAAAATGGCGGTGTCGATGCGCTCTAACACGACGCGGTGCGAGGTGTCTTTTTCGACGGTGATGTGCAGGTGCGGCAGTGTGGTCTGACGGATGAAGCCGAGGGTGGCGGCCATGTCGTTCCCCTCAAAACGTGCGGCGGTGTAGTCGGGCCGACAGGGACGGAAGCCGCGCTGGTGCAGGCTTTGGATGACTTCGGTCTGCCAGCCTTGTTGCTGGAGTGAGGTGCTTTCTTCGTCGGTCATGGTGACGAGGGCGCGGTGTTGGTCGGTGATGCTCATGCGATGCGGAGGCCGAGTCGTTGCTGGACTTTGGCGAGGGTGTGACCAGGGGCGTCGGCGCGGAACGCGGCCCCTTTGTCGAGGTAGGTTTTGTGCGCCACGGTGATCCAGCCGGCCGACTGCTGGTGCTTGCGCAACTCACGCAGGCAATGGAGGGCGTGGACGGCGATGGCGAAGGGTTCCCAGCGGCGAGCAGGAAAGAGGGCATTGGAGCGAAGCGCGGTCATGTTGAGCTGGGCATCGGCACGCGGCGCGTGTGGGGTGAGCTCGGGGGCGAGCGCGTAACGAGCCAGGGTATAGACGTGCGCGGTGCCGTTGTGTGTGAGGGTGAGCAGCGCATGACCGACGCCGATGAGGGCCAGCGCGAGGTCTTGATCTGCGGTGGTGAGGGTGGCCTCGGTAGGCATGGCTGAAGACCCGTGCTCGAGGAGGTAGCTGCCAGGCGCGGCTTCCACGAGGCGCATGGACTTGCCTTTTTGCGCATCGAGCAGGCGAGAGCGATTGTGCATGGTGCGCAGGGCGATGAGATAAGGATGCAGCGGCTGCGTGGCGAGTTCTCCCTGCAAGGTGCCGTTGTTAAAATCGCGCCGGAGAACACCGGTGATGAAAGCGCGACCCTGCCGAGCTGGATCGACGCTGCTGGTGCGTGCAAGGTTCCAGTCGGTGTATTCGGCCCCGCTTTTGTAGTGCGTCATCTTGACGGCACGCAGGGCGATGTCGAGCGAGGCGAGGGCGGCGGCCTCATAGGTGTTGCGGGTGGTTTGCCAGGCAATCATGGGAGGTCGATGGTTGAGGGTTGATGGTTGATGGCCGGAAACAAAAGGCGCGTGATCGTCGGGGGACGATCACGCGCTGCGTGTGGGGTGATCGTTTGGTGGACTGGACAGGCTGGCAGCCTGTGACACTCAGTTCATCGCGTGGCAGTGTTTCAGGTTGAGGCTGAACTCGCGTCCGGTGCCGCTGCGGGCCTTTTTGAATTCAGGCTCACGGCTTTGGATCGTGCCGGTGCTGAGGGTGAGGCCGAAGACTTCGTCGTCGATGAGGTTGGCGAGGCTGGCGAGGGTGTCGGCATCCTCCAGGGCGGCGAGGCCTTGCAGTGCTCCACCGCTGGTGGGGATCGGCATGCCGGTGAGGGTGATGTCGGTCACGAGGCCGTAGGCCTCGGTGTAGAGCAGCTCGGGGACGGCACCGCCTGCGGCGACGCCGAGCACGTCGTCATAGGTGCGGGTGGGCTTGACGGAGAAGTCGGTGACGAAAAGACCGGACTCGGATTTGAGGGAGCCGGGGCGGGTGCCGGAGGTGAAGAGGGGAGTCATGACACCGAGCGGGCGGTGTCAAACTGAGCGATGTGCGAACCACAGGTTGGTAGCCTGTGTCACACGTTGTTCCAGAAGGTCACGACCTGGAAGGGGGCGGTGAGGGTGAGAAGCGTTTTTTCTTCGTTGTAGTCGTCGGTGATGGTGCCGGGGTAAATGGCCTGGATGTCCCAGCCTTCGCGGTAGGCGTTGGTCTGCGCTTGGATGAAGGTCTGCCAGGTGCTTCGCTGGTCGTCGTCGAGCAGGCGGCGGAGGGCTTGCAGCCAGGCGTGGGCCTGAGTGCGGGTGGTCTGGCCGGTCTCGGTGCCAACATTGATTTGCAGGCGCAGATTGAGCGTGAGGGTGAGCAAGGTGTCGGCAGACTCGGGATCGACCTCGACCTCAAACAGCGCGTGTGGATGCGTGAGGGCGCTGGATGAGGAATGTGTGCGGCGAGGGAGCTGCGACGCGCTAGGGACGCCGGAAAGGGCCAAAGCGGCGGCGCTGGCGGAATAGTCGGCAAAGATCGTGCTGAAATGAGCGGCGGGTGAGGTGGAGGGCATCTTTTGGTGAGAGGTGAGCGGTGAGTGCTGACAGGGCAGAAAAAAAGAAAAAAAAAGAAAAAAAAGCGCCGGTGCCGTTTGCACGGTCACCGGCGCTCCAACGCATGAGGGGACAGAGTTTAGGCTTTGGCTGCGCCTGCGGCGACCGGTGCAAAATTGATGGCCGTGGTGCTGATGGCGACGCCGAGCACGGTGCAGAAATGACCAGTGGCCAGGTCGGCAGCGGGAGCGATGCCACCCGCAGTGGCGGAGAGAACGAGCACGTCACCAATGGCGACGGTGGCACCGATCACGAGCGCAGGGTCCTGCGTGATGACGCTGATGCGTTGACCGGTGGCCCCACCGTTTTCGGCGATGCCGAAGACCTTGGCAGTGGTGGCGGAGGCGTTGGCGTCCGCAGGTGCGACGAGGTTGGTGCTGGTGAGATAGACGGGCTGGCCAGCGGTGATGGTGCTGGAGGCGGATTTGCTGACTCGCCGTGCGAGGGCGGAGCCGATGACGTTGGATGCGGTAATGGAGATGTCTGCCATGGTGCCTTGAGGTGGATGTCAAAGAAGACGCAGGCTGGCAGCCTGGGTCACGATCTCACGCGACTTGGAGGCGGGAGTTTTTCAGGGCAGCGCGGATGCTGTAGCGGATGGAGTTTTGCAAACGCTTCTGCCGCTTGCCGGAGCGCAGCACAAACTGCATGCGGCGGGAGAGATCATTGGCGCGACCATGACGTGCGCGATTGGTGATGATGATCGTGAATTGATCCGGGCGAGGGATGACGGTGATGCTGCCGACGGTTTGCTGGTGACGTGTGATCCAGGTCGGAAGCGAGGTCTTCAAACGGGCGGCGGCGGGTGCGAAGCCGGAGGCGAGCAGGCCGACGCGGGATTGTTGCTGCTTGATGTAGCTTCGCACATAGCGGGCATCGCGGACATGCTCGCTTGGTTTGGTGCCGGTGACGCGACCATTGCTTCCTCGGCGTTTTTCATGAGCGGCTCCGTCGTCGCTGCCAAAGTCGATAAGCTCTTTGAGTCCGAGCGTTTTGCAAATGCGGGCAGCCTGCGGCCAGTTTTTATGCTTCACCGCTGCCCAAAATGCGGCGGCGAGTTTTTCGTCACGAGCTTTGATAATGGCATAAAGTTTGCCGGGGGTAGCATAGACTTTCCACACGTCGCGCATGACGGCAGACTCGCCGCGTTTCTTTGAGGCCGGATTGGCTTTGCCCATGCTCGGTGGCGTGATGTCGGTGATGTCGCGCACAAAGCCGCGTGCGTCGTCTTCGATGGCCTTCGCCATGATCGCCGCTGCCTCACGCGGGACTTGCCGGAGCTTTTTGAGCAACGGGCCGAGTTGGACGTTGGCGCTGATCATTGCGTGGTGATCTGCTGGCCGGTGAGTATCCAGAAGACGCTGTGGGGGGACTCGTTGGGTGCTCCGGCGTCGGTGGCGAGCTGATAGACGCGACCCGTTTCGACGTGCGTGAAACGCACGGCACGGGTGCTGTCGGTGGTGGCGTCGATGACGTCGCTGGCGGGCAGCAAGGCGCAGGCCACGACGATCTTGATCGTGCGCGATTGGATGACGCCGCCGTCGTTTTCAAACTTCACGCCACGCCGCGCGATGAAGCCCGCAGGCAGGCGGCGATTGTTGAGCAGGATGGTGCAGGGGTTCCGCTGCAACAGTGTGGCGAGGTGCAGCTTTTCACTGGTGACGAGGGCGGCGGACATGCCGGGGTGGAAATGTCAAAGCGTGAAGGCATAAAAAAACGCCGCGTCCCCCAACCAAAAGGGACGCGGCGCAGGGGACACCGGCGGGCGAAGAATAACCGCGCCGGGTGAGAGCAATGAGAGGCGGATGTCAAACTTTGCGGAAGTAGGCCGCATGCTCATTGCTGTGCCGACAGGGCACAATGTGCAGGAGCTGCCAGCCGTCGCATTCCATGCTGGTGAGGATCAACGGCAGGTCCTCGGGATGTGCGAGCTTAACGGTGTTAAGCACGATGACGCTCGTTGTGGGTGGTTTTGGGGGATTGGTTTTAGCCATGGGAAGAGTGTAGAAAAAACGGCCCACCGGTGAGGGTGGGCCGTTGAGTGGTCGGACAGGCTGGCAGCCTGTCTCACGATTAACCGAGGAGCGTGGCGACGAACTCGGGCTTCCAGACTTTGACGCCGAAGAAGGCCATCAGTTTGATCTGGTTCATGCCGTAGCCTTTGTAGAGGCGGGCAGAGAAGCTGAGGCCGGTCTTTTCATCGACCAGCACCGCGATCTCCTCACCGACGTCGCCACCAGGCGGCTGCGCTGGGGGGCGCATGGCCAACTCGATGGCCGACTTGTGGAAGCCGACGTTCGCGGTGTAGCTGTTGCCGATGGTGATCTCGGAAGCCGTGGTGCCCGCGACACGGAGACCGGGGTGATTGATGATGATGTCGCCGCTGGTGGCGGTGATGCCGGTGCGCACCACGTAGTTGTTCGCGGTGTCGGTGTCCATCGCGATGACGTCACCGGCTTTGATGCCGGTGGTGTTCACGGTGCCGCCTTCGACACTGAGTGTGGTCTGGCCGATGGCTTCAGCACCGCTGAAGTCGTAGCCGGTGCCTGCGCCTTTGGTGTGGAGCTGCACCCCGGCGGAAGTGCGGATGGAGAAGCCGGAGACGTTGAGCAGTTCACCCCGGCGAAGCGTGGCGTCGGCACCGGCTTCGTTGACCTTGGTGAGGGTGCTCAGGTTGCGCAGGTTCGTGCCAGCGGCGGAGCTGATGATGAGCGAGAGATCGCCATCGTCCATGATGCAGCCATTGTCCTCAAGGATCTGGCGGAGCTGGTTGATGGTGTTGAAGTTGGAGCCGAAGGGCGTGGTGCCTGCGGTGCCAGTGGCGCGGGAGGCACCCTGATAGGCCGCCGTGCCGAGGCTGCCTTCGATCTGGTTGATCATCTTGCGGATGGCTTGCTTGTAGAGCTGCTGGAGGGCGAGCTCTGCGCCGACGGTAGCGGAGAGTTGGGCAAACTGCTCACCCTTGAGCGGGATGCTGGCACCGACAAAAGAGCCGAGCGTCAGTGTCTCCACCGAGGTGGTGATGTCAGCGGCATCGGGTGCCGTCATCGCGGGTGTGTAGGACGTTTCGAGCGTCGGCTCCTGCGTGCGCAGGGAGGTGACGGTGCCGCCAGCGGAGATGCCTTCGGAACCGCCGTTGACCATGACGCCTTGGGCAAAGCCGGTGGGTTCGCGGGCGACCATGTCGCGAGCTTGATAGAGGATTTCAGTCAGTCCAGTGAGTGAGATGTCGTTAGCCATATGTTTAAATCAGTGAGAGTTGGGGGTGTGTTGGGTTTGAGGTGTCAATCGGCGATCAGTCTTCGAGCTTGCCTTTGGCTGCCATGAAGGCGTTGCGCTCGGCGTGGGGGAGCTGGTTGAAGGCGGCGCGGGTCATGGTGTTGACGGGGGTGCCGCTGCCACCTTGAGCACCCTGGATGGGAGCGTTGCCACCGGCAGCACCGGCGGCTCCGTTGGTGAGCAGGGCGGTGATTTTGGCGAGCTCAGTTTCCAGCGCGGTGAGCTTGGCTTTGTCGTCCTTCGTGGCGTCGGTGATGCTGGCAGCGAAGGCGGCTTTCACGGCGGCGTCTTCGAAGTCGATGACGACGTTGGGAGACTGCGGCTTGTGCGCGGTGATGGCAGCGGTGAGCTGGTCTTCAGTTTCATCACCCTTGACGGTGATGCCGACGAGTGAGGCGAGGGCGAGGAGTGCTTTCATGTTTTGAGGGGTGGTGGTGCGCGATGGCGACGGTGGCGGCGCGATGTCAAAGAGGGCACTCGGCACATGACGCAGCGCGGCGGTGATGCGGGCAGTCTTGAAAGCGGAGGCACTGAGGGCGACTTCGTCGCTGGTGGCATCGGCAAAACCGTGCTCGACGGCTTCTTCACCGGTGAGCCAGGTCTCGGCGTCCATCATGGCGGTGAGGTCT